ACGCAGCAGTTCTCGATGGCAACTATAAGAAAGTGTACAAGGAATTAAGTGCTAATAAGAAAGCTCTATACGACCCTAAGCGAGATATTACCTATAGAACAATCAGAGATGCAGCAGCAGCCTATAAAGTAAACATAGGTACTATGAGTATTAACTATCTAAGATACGGACTCAGAAGAGTAATGATATAAAATGGATATGAAAATAACTAACGAGGATAATATGGAACTAATGGCAAGATACGAGGATAATTACTTCGACCTTGCAATAGTAGACCCTCCTTATGGTATAGGTATTAGTTCTAATCCTGTTAGGCAACAGCACGATAAAAAGAAATGGGATGATAACATTCCTAATACAGATTACTTTTCTGAACTATTTAGAGTTAGTAAGAATCAGATAATATGGGGTGGTAACTATTTCGATTTACCTCCTACGCAAGGATTCTTTATTTGGGATAAGAAGCAACCTCACGATTTTAGTTTAGCTATGTGTGAGTATGCTTGGAGTAGTATTCAGAAACCTGCTAAGATGTGGAGTTTAAGTGTTCTAAAAGAAAGAGGTAAGATACATCCTACTCAGAAACCTGTAGAATTGTACGAGTGGTTACTTATCAATAATGCTAAAGAAGGTGATAAGATATTGGACACGCACTTAGGCTCAGGTAGTATTGCAATCGCTTGTCATAATTTAGGATTTGAATTAACTGCTTGTGAATTAGACAAAGACTACTACGAAGCAGCTATGAAACGATTAGAGCAACACAAAGCACAACAAAGACTATTCTAATGCAAGAGATACTCCAACTAAGATGCGAATTAGAACAATTAGCTATTATAAAAGAAGTAATGTTCGGAGCTATAATAGTAATGACAGTTGAGGTAGCACTAATCTTATCTAATAAATTCAATGATAACAGTAAACTCTCTTAGTGGAGGTAAAACCTCAAGCTACATCGCAGCAAACTATCCTGCCGATCACAATGTCTTTGCTTTAGTAAGAATCGAACACGAAGCATCTAAATTCCCAGATAAGAAGATCAGACAATTAGTAGAGGATAGGATACAAGCACCTTTCATAGCTACTGCAGAAGATGATATGATTATCTACACGATGTTAGACTTAGAGCAATACATAGGTAGAGAGATTACTTGGGTTACAGGAAAGACCTTTGATAAGATTCTAATGAAGAAGAACGGAAACACTTTCTTACCTTCCTATATGAGAAGATTCTGTACTGCAGAAATGAAAGTAGAACCTATCGCTAAATGGGCATACGATAATTTAGATGAAGCACCAAGTATGAGAATTGGGTTTAGAAGCAACGAACACGCTCGTGCTAAGAGAATGATAGAAAGACAGAATGAAGAAGGTTACATAGAGGTTAAGATTCGAATAGGAAAACACGATAACGGAAACAACAAGTGGAAAACAATAAACTACTGCAAACCTGAGTTCCCTTTAATCAATGATGGCATATACAAAGACCAAGTAGAGGAGTATTGGAAAGATAAGCCTGTACGATTTGCTTGGATGAATAATTGCGTAGGATGCTTTCATAAAGAAGCTGCATTACTAAAAAAGATGTGGGAGAAGCACCCTAATAAATTAGAATGGTTTGCATCTAAAGAAAGACAAAGTGTAAATAATGCTACTTGGAAAGAGTTTTTTACTTATGACCAAATAAAAGAATGGAACTCTCAATACGAATTATTTGATGACGATTTCAATGAATGTGATTCGGGATATTGTGGCTTATAACAAAATCTTGATTCTCAATCGTTATATAAGTAGAATTGATTAATCAATCTTTTTCAATTATGGACAATAGAGTAAATAACGGAGGAGCAAGAGAAGGAGCAGGTAGAAAACCTAAGAGTAAAGAATTAGAGTTAATAGAATCTCTGGATAAGCACATAGATCAAGAAGAAGTATTTGATACTTTACACGGACTAATCAAAGAAGGTAACATTAGAGCGATACAACTTTATATGAATTACAGACACGGTAAGCCAAAAGAGAGTGTAACATTATCTTCAGATGGATTCAACATTAATTTCAAAGACTTGTTGAGGTTCGAGTAGGTGATTACCATTCAACAAAAGTACGAGGTGTTAAGGGACTCTGAGAGTCGCTACTTTATAGTTAGCGGTGGCAGGGCATCGGGTAAGTCCTTTAATATCTCTGTTTTAATTCTCTTACTAACATTCGAGAAGGAACATACTATCTTATTTACAAGGTACACTCTTACTTCAGCTTCTATTTCTATTATACCTGAGTTCTTAGAGAAGATAGAACTATTAGACCTTGTATCTTACTTTCATATTACAAAGGATGAGATCATTAATAAGGTAACAGGAAGTAAGATTATATTCAAAGGAATCAAGACAAGTTCTGGAGATCAGACAGCTTCACTAAAATCTATTCAGGGAGTTACTACTTGGGTATTAGAAGAAGCAGAGGAACTAACAGATGAAAAGAAGTTTGACACGATAGACTTCTCAATTCGTTCTAACAAGAATCAGAATAGAGTCATTCTAATCTTAAACCCTACTACTAAGGAGCATTTTATTTATAAGCGGTTCTTTGAGGATAGAGGAGTACAGGAAGGGAGCAACATAACGAAAGGAGATACCACCTACATACACAGTACCTACTTAGACAACTATAAGTACCTCAACGATTCTTTCATAGCTCAGATCGAGCAGATGAGGTTACGCAGACCTGAAAAGTACAAGCACCAGATATTAGGAGGGTGGTTAGACAAAGCTGAGGGGGTAATCTTTACGAATTGGGAGATAGGAGAGTTCGTAGATACGGGTAATGTACTATATGGTCAGGATTTTGGATTCACAGACCCATCTACTTTATGTGCGGTAAGTATAGACCAAAAGCAAAAGAAGATATATTTAAAGGAGTGTTTCTATCTTTATAATCTCACCTCAACAGACCTTAGAGATTTAGATTACAAACACGCAGGTAATCAATTAATCGTAGCTGATTCAGCGAGTCCTATGGCTATTGCAGAAATCAAGAAGCGATGTAATATAGTGCCTATTAAAAAGACTACTATCACAGAAGGGATTACAATAATGCAAGACTATGACTTAGTAATAGACCCTGATAGCACGAACCTCATCAAAGAGTTGAATAATTACAGTTGGCTTGAAAGAAGGTCAAATACTCCACAGGATGCACATTGTCATTTGATAGATGCTGCACGATACGCAATCACCTATAAGTTGAAGAATCCTAACTACGGTTCTTATGCAGTAAGATAATTTTTACTATATTAGTAGCTCATAAGAGTTAAGTTTAGTTTGAAAGAGGCAGTCCCGTAAGGCTGTCTTTTTTTTTGTTTAAAAACTAAGCGTTTCATTCGTTATATAAGTAAGAGTAAGATTATGAAATTAGAAATCAATGTACCGAGCGAATTAAGTGAGATCACATTAGGTCAATATCAGAGGTTCGTTAAATTGTATCAAGGTGAGGTAACAGAAGAGTTTATGGCTCTTAAGATGCTTGAGATATTCTGCGGAGTAAAACTCAAGGATGCTTACCAGATGCGATACAAAGACATAGATGGGATTGTTGAGGTACTAACCTCAATGCTTAATCAGAAACCTCAGCTCGTTCAGAGATTTAAAATGAAAGGAGTAGAGTATGGCTTTATTCCTAATCTTGATGATATGAGTTTTGGTGAGTATGTGGATTTAGATACCTACTTACCAGATTGGCAAGAGATGCACAGAGCGATGGCAGTTCTCTATCGACCTGTAAAAGAGAAGCACGGTAAGAAGTATAACATCGTGGATTATGAAGTAGTAGATGCTGAGGTTTATAAGGATATGCCGATGGATGCAGCTATTAGTTCTATACTTTTTTTTTATCGTTTAGGGATAGACTTGTCGAAAGCTATGATGAACTATTTGGAGGAGTCAAAGGAGACTCGTTTGGTGCAGTATCTCAGTTCGGAGCAAAATGGGGGTGGTATCAGTCAATATACACAATCGCTCAAGGAGATCTTAGACGATTTGAACATATCACTCAATTAAAGATACACGAATGCCTTATGTTCCTAACATTCGAAAAAGAGAAAACGGAATTAGAGGCTAAACAAATAAAAGGCAAAGTATGAGCGTAATGAATGGTTTTTACAGGGTAACAGATATCATTAGAGATACCCTACAAGCCGACCCTAATTGTAACACAGTAACCTACGGAGATATAACCGAAGTAGATTTAGATAAGCAAACGATATTCCCTTTATCGCACTTAATAGTTAATGGTGCAACAAGTGGTGAGAATGTGCTTACTTTTAATTTCTCGGTTCTTGCTATGGATATAGTAGATCAGAGCAAAGCTGAGGTAACAGATATCTTCACAGGAAACGACAATGAGCAAGATGTGCTTAACACGCAGCTTCAAGTTCTAAACAAACTAATCCAGAAACTAAGAATCGGCTCACTATACCAAGAGAAGTATCAAGTAATAGGTGATGTAACCTTAGAGCCTTTTAGAGACCGATTTGAGAATCAGATTGCAGGATGGACTGCGACCTTTGATGTAATGATTGCGAATGATATAAATGTTTGCTAATGGACTTCAAAGAGACAGAGAAGGCACTAAACAAATTTGCTAAGGAAGTAATAAGAAACGCTAAGAGAAGTCTTAAGTCTCAAAAGCGTATTGCTTCTGGTAATCTTGCTCGGTCTCTTAAGTATGATGTAGATGTATTCCCTAATTCCTTTAGTCTTGCGTTTTTAATGGAGGACTATGGAATGTTTATCGATAAAGGGGTACAAGGAGCTGACCCTTTAAAATCTAAGAACAGAACGAGTCCTTATAAGTACTCAGGAAGATTCAAGATGATACCTCCATCGAGTTTAGACAAGTGGGTAATTAAGAAAGGTATTAAGGGAGTAAGAGACGAAAAGGGAAGATTCATTAAAAGACAAAGTTTAAAATACGCAATAGCAACAAGCATCTATCAGAAAGGTATCAAAGCAAGTATGTTCTTTACTAAGCCATTTGAGAAAGCGTTTAAAGGATTACCTCAAGATTTAATTGAGGCTTACGCATTAGATGTAGAAGATTTTTTAGAGTTTACAACAAAAGATAATTTATGAGCAATATAGCAAATGTACGAAGTCCACTATTTATGAACCCTGCGTTTAGTTCGGGAAATTATGTTCGTGCAGAATACGAAATAAGAATATGGACAGGAACATCTATTAGTGATAAACCTTCAAGTCCAACTTATACATTAACGAAATACAATACTTCGGGCGATGATTTATTTCCTTTAGAGTTAAGTGAGTTAGTAAGAGACTATATCTACACGGAATACTATACAGAGGCAGTAGATGCAGTTTGGGTAAGATTCGATGCAGACTACTATAGAGCAACAGACCCTGCGGGCAGTCCTTCAGGAACAGGTGGCAAGACTTGGTTAGCATTTGATGGATACGGATATTTCGAGGAAGGAATAAACCCAAGAGAAACTCCAAGTCCTTCTGCTGATTCTTATACACCTCAGCTATTACAAGACAATACTACAGTATATTTTATCAAGGGAGAGGATATTAAGATTCCGATCTTTGCAGAGTCTTTAGCTACAATTACTTATTCAACAGGTGGTGCTACTTCTTATTGGGAAGCGGTCGATGATTTCTGGGATGCTTACGATGTTTCTTGGGCAACTACCTCAACTACTATTGTTATTACAGACGATGGTAATTCTAATCAGAAGATTCAGTATGTAAACATCACGGGAACTGAGAATCTAAGTGATGGTGATACGATCACGATTACAAACGGAGTATATACTGATACTACAGTAATTACCTTAAAAGAAATATGCGAACTTAAATACACTCCTTATAGAGTTATCTTTTATAACAAGTACGGAGCGTTACAGGATTTGTGGTTTAACAAGAAATCTACTGAGAGTATAAATATCACCTCATCAAACTACAAGCGTAATATCATTGAGTTTGCTTCAAGTGTACCTACTGCTGATTATAACATTTACAAACACGCTAACAGACGATTTGATATCGTAGCTAACGAAACCATCCAATTAAGCACAGGATATATTGTAGAGTCTCTAAATGACCCTATCAAGCAGTTATTAATGTCAGAGAGTGTATGGATAGATGACGGTACTAATGTGTATCCTGTAAATGTAAATACAAACTCACTACAAATGAAGAAGAGTGTAAATGAGAAGCTGATTGCTTATACTCTTGATTTCGCTTTTGCTTACGATAAGATTCAGAATGTACGCTAATGCAAGTAACGCAACTATATATAGAAAACGAGCGGATTGATTTGTTTAAAGATGAGGTTATCTCACTTACGCAGACTATCCAGAATGTAAGGGATATTGAGAAAGTATTTACAGACTTCTCTAAGTCGTTTACTATTCCTGCTTCTAAAGCTAATAACAAGATATTTAAACACTACTATAATTTTGATATAGATAATGGTTTTGATGCGAGAAAGAAAGTAACAGCAAGAATCGAGATCAATCACTTGCCTTTTAGAGATGGTAAGATAAAATTAGAGGGTGTAGATTTAAGAGGCAATAAAGCCTATGCATATAAGATTACCTTTTTCGGTAACACAGTAAACCTTAAAGACAAGTTAGGGGAGACAAAGTTATCTGCTCTTGCTTGGCTTGGATATTTCACTCAAGACTATGATTCGACTCAAGTTAGAAGTATTTTAACAAGTGGAGGTCAAGATGTAACCGTAGATTCAACTACTTACACGGATGCAATTACTTGCCCACTAATTACACACACTACTCAGTTATTCTACGATTCGAGTGGTACATCTTATCCTGCTTATCCTGACCCTTCGGGTGGTAATTTATATCCTTCGGGTAGCTTACACAGAGGGGTATATTACGGAGAGTTAAAGTATGCGATCAGATTATGGCTTATAGTAAAAGCTATTGAGGAAGCTGACTTAGGAATTACTTTCACAAGCGACTCTTTTATCAAGCAAACGGATAATCCGCAGTTCTACAACTTGTATATGTGGATGCATCGTAAGAAGGGTAGTGTATTTGAAGAAGACGAGGATATCACAGATTTATACACTTCTTTTTCTCCAGATTCAAGTTCAATGACAGGGGTAAGTTTAGATACTGCTGCTTTGAGTATTTTTGGATTAGGAGCAGGTCAATATATTGATTATACACTAAATGTTACTACTGCACCTTCAAATGATTATACTATTGAGATAAAAAAGGATGGTGTTTCTTATGCAACTAAAGTAGTTAGCGGAGGAGGTACAACTTCTTTAACAGGAACACTCACTAATTCTTCTTTTGGATATGAGGTTTACATTACAGGTTCAGGAGGAGATTCTTTTCAATTAAATTGGACACTATCTAACACCTTTTTAGGAGAAAGTAATATTTACTATAGTTCAG